CAATTGAACCTTGACCACTAAAGTCAACGTTAACTACATTAGTTCCGTTAGCTAGTTTGTAGTATTCTTCCAATTTAATGAAAGCTTTTCTACCTTCTTTTGGTACATAGTTAGCATCTAAAGCTTTAGCTGCATCAAACAATGAATCAATCATTGCATTAGCTGCAGTAGAAGCAGTAGCACTAGCAATACCAGTGTTAGTTAGTACAGTTCCTGTACCATAGCCAGAATCAGCTACGTTTGCAGTTGCTGTTTTAGCTGCTTGACCAATAGTTTGTAAGATATGCTTATCTTTTTGGAAAGCTAGTGCTCTACCGATTTCAGTAGAATATGCACTTCTTACATCCCAATGGTTTTTAGCTTCTTCAATATTTGATAAAAATACCGAAGATAAAAGTAGGTCATTAATTGTAATAACCTTTTCGTTGTGGTTTACATCAGAACCGAGTATTTCGGCACCAGCAGTGTGGTAAGATGCTCCGACCCTTCCCATTACTGGGAAAGTTGCAGATTTGCCAGAAGCGATACTTCTAACCATTTCTGCACCAGCTGTTACTGAAGCTCTTTCAAAAGAAGTAAGAACTTCTCCTGCAAAAACTTTAAGAAACAATGCATCTTCACTACCAGAAGCGTTAACTCGACCTAATGATACAGGCGTTGCTGCTGTCATGTTTTTTCTCCTTGTTGTGTTGTTGTTGTTTAATAAAAGTCTCTACATTATCCTCAGTTTTTACCCAGATTGTCGCCCTCAAGCGGTCAAGTTATTACACTTACTTTTATGTATTGACAGTTGCCCTCTAAAAAGAGTGCACAACTATATGCCCTGTGGGTTTCCCCACAAGACAAATTCGTTTACTTTTTCTTAGCTGTCTTAGCTGCTCTTTTAAATTGCTTTGAAGTTGGGGCACCTTTGCTCCCAACTTTACGCATTCTTTCACCACTGCCTGCAGCTATTCTTTTACGTTTAGCGTGGATGTTAGCGTATAAACCTTTTTTAGCCATATTATAAATTACTGTTTTCTAGTTTTTGTTTAACTTCAGCTTGATAAGCTGGGTCTTTAGCATACTTAGGATTAGCCATAGCTTCTGTAACTTGTGCCCAAGATTGAAAACCTTGTTCAACACTAGGTGTAGCTTTGCCAGCCATAAGTTTAGGCTCTGTTCCATTAGCTCTTTCAAATTGTCCTTTAAGAGCATTAACTGCTAGCTTAACTGTTTCCATGTCTGTGCTATTTACAGCTTTGTTATAAGCTTGTTTTTCACCTTCAGTCATATTTTCAGAAGCCCAGTCAACCATTTCTTGATAAGCAGTATCACCACCCACAGTATTTTTAATTTCTGTAGAATATTTTTCGGCCAATGCTTGCTGACCAGAAATATAGTTATCAACATATTCTTTTGTTATTCCTACTTTTTCTAATGCTGCATATGATTTAGCATCTAGTTCACCTTTTTCTGAGTATTCATTTTGCAATGAAGTCATATCTAACCCAGCAGCTTCTACAGCTTTTTCAGCAACTTCTAAAGTATTTTTATCAGTTGTTTCTTTTAAAGAAGTTTTACCAATTGGGTCAACTTCTTCTTTTTGAGATTGTCCACCAAGTTTCTTTTCTAACTCAGCATATGATTTAGCCAGCTCTTCAACAGAGTTAAATTTTTCTGGCAAACCTTCTGGTTTACTTTGTGTTGACTGTGTCTCGTTTGTTTGTTCTACTGGTTTTTCATCAGTAGTTTCTTGTGTTGTTATTTCAACTTTATCTACCATTGTATTATTGTCCTTGTTGTTGTTTTGCCATTCCACTAGCAATCGGTGCTACAGCTTTTTCAGCCATCTGCATCATCTGTTGATTTTGCATTTGCTCTTCCATAGCTGCTTGTTCTTGTTGCATTTGTTCTGGAGATTTAACTAAACCTTCAGTATCAATACCAAGACCAGTGGCAATACGTTTTACTAAATCATCAGTGTTTAGCGATTGAGCTATCTGAGGATTTACTTGTGCTAAGTTACCTATCTCAGCAACAAATTCTCTTAATTTTTGTAAATCATTTCCTCTACCTAAAGCTTCTATACCAGTAATAATAGTTGGTCTTACAGAATCTTTTGGTAATGCAGGTATTTCTTTTGATTGTGACATTCTTTTCATTAGTATTTTAACTAATGGTAATTGAAATTCTTGTGATAATAATGAATAAATACCACCCATAGAAGTTTCTAATTGTTCTGCCATGTATCTAATTTCTTGTGCTGTAACTCTTTCAGCATCTCTTTGTATTGCTGTGTGTAGTAAGAAAGCATAAGACATACGCTCTTCTAATTTACCAATACTTCTTTCAACTACTTGTAAATCATATTGTTTTTGTGCTTGTAGTACAGACACATCATCTTGTGTTCCTGTTATGATGTCACCATTTCTAGTGTTAGCTAAATCTTTTTTTCTAGTAACAGAATTTGGTCTAACCATAAATACTACTTTAGAAGATGCTGCTGCACTTTCAACAAGTGCTTGAGACAATCCTTCTAATGATTTTAAATCACCTATAAATTCTTCTACGTAACTTCTTCCGTAATCTTCATTGTCAACTCTAACCATTCTCAATGCTTGATATGGAAAATTATCTTCTGTGTATGAACCAATAGAAGAAGGAATTTTAATACCTTTAACTTCTTGGCACACATAAAATTTATCTTTGCTTATTTTGTAAATGTGTGTAAATAAATCAATGTCTTCATCATCCTTGTAGTCTGAATCTTTTGCTACCATCATCTTAACATCTTCATCTAAAGACATAGGACTGATACATTCTTTAATAACAATTTCTAATAATTGACCAGATTCATCTCTTCTACATACGTAATTAGTAATTGGGTAAACTCTCATGTTACCTTTCTTAGGTAAATAAGTAAGTACATTTCCAGCTACAATAAGATGTTTCAATGCTTCAAACACACTAACTCTTAAAGCAAGTTGTTCAATTTTATTTGAAACTTCTCTTTCAATAGTTGCTAAAGATTTTTCAATTTCTGATTTTAATTCTTTTTGTTGTTCTAAATCTTTCTTAGCATTTCCTGCTATTGATAATCTAAAAAATGGGGAATTAGGCGGAAGTAATAAAAGCAATAATTTAGAAGCTAAGTTATTAACTCCTCTTGCTCCTACTGATTGGAAAGGATTGTATAAGTCTGTTGAGACATGAAAACCATCTGGTGGTAATAAGGAAGGAATAGTAAGCTCACTGCATTCTTGAGCTCTATCTAAAAAGTGTTCTCTGTTTTCTTTTAATTTTTCGTATCGCTGTTTAGCAGTTTCTTGTAATAATTTGTTGTTGTTGTAGTCCATTTATTACTGTATATTTAGACCTGAACTTGTAGGAATATTTAAACCAGAAGAAGTTTGTAAAGCGGATGTTCCTCTTCTTTTAGCTTTTTTAGCTGTTACTTCTGCTTTTTCCATAGTAGCTGCTGTCTTAACCGTAGGCACTACTTGCTCTCCTATTGGAGATGGTGGTGGTGCTGGCGGCGGAGCTGGCTGAACTTCAGGTACTTTTGGTGCTGATAAACACATATTATTTATTTTCCGACCTTTCTTTTAATGTATTAATAAATCTTACTACGTCTCTTTGGCCTGCTTTAAAGTAAACTGTTTTAGTATCATCAGCTAAACTAGGTGATTTCTCAGGAAATACTTCGTTTAGCATGTCAACTAAGTCAGTTGCCAATACAGGCAGACTTAAATCTTCAGATTTATTCATATTTTATTCTTCTAAAAAGGGCACTTTAGTCAAACAGTGACCCAGTGATAGTACCTTTGTTGTATTCAGTCGCTCTATTTTCAAAGAAATTAGCATGTTCTACGCCATTTAATACCCAATCTAACCATGTTAATGGGTTATCTTTTACACCGTAATTAGGTTTTAAAGACAATTGTAATAGTCTTCTATCGGCTATGTATCTAATGTATTGTTTTACTTCATCAGCTTTAAGTCCTCTGATGCCACCCATTTGAAAAGCTAAATCAATAAACTTATCTTCAAGGTCAACCATATCTCTACATGTTTGATAGATACTTGCCTTAAATTTTTCTGTCCAAATATTTGGGTTTTCTTTTATTAAAGCGTGAAACAATTTAATCATATTTTCTACATGATGTGTTTCATCTCTGATAGACCAAGTAACAATCTGACACATGCCTTTCATTCTGCCATATCTTTGGAAGTTTAATAGCATAACAAAACTAGCAAACAATTGAAGGCCTTCACCAAAGGCAGAAAAACAAGCCATCTCTCTAGCTAATCCTTCTATTCCTTGTCCTTTTGATTTAAATAAATAAGAATGTTTATCAGACATTTCTTTGTATTGTTGAAATGCTTTGTATTCACTATCAGGTAAACCAATAGTATCATTTAACAATGAATAACTATGTGCATGATTAGCTTCTGACGTAGCAATTGCAGACAACATCATTCTTATTTCAGGTGGTTTAAATTTAGGAATGTATTTATCAAGATATGCTTGTGCAATATCTACATCACCCTGCGTAAAGAATTTTAATATTTGATTAATTAAGTTTTTTTCTTCTACAGTTAATCTTTCATTCCAATCTCTGACGTCTTCATGCAAAGGAACTTCACTAGGTAACCAATGCATTTTTTGTTGCATATCATAGGCTTCAAAAGCCCAATCATATTCAAACGGTTTATAATGTATTCTTTCTTTAAATAGTGACATAGTTTATCCTTCGCATGCCAGACAGCTATCAGCACTAGCTTCTGGAATTATTGTTCTTTCAATTTTACTGGATACTAATTCAGCTCTTTTAATAGCTTCTGAACGAGTGTAGTATAATGTTTTTAATTTTTTCTTCCAAGCCAACATGTGCATATTGTGTAAATCTTTAATGTGCACGTCAGCAGGAACAAATATATTTAAGCTTTGACTTTGACAAATATATTTTTGTCTATCAGCAGCATGTTCAATTATCCATTGTTGGTTAATTTCGATAGCAGTTTTGAAAATGTCTTTCTCATTGTCTGACAAATCCTTGAGATGCATAACCGAGCCTCTTTGAGAGACAATGGATGTCCATATATCATCATTGTTTAGTCCTTTCTTTTCTAATAATTGTTCTAAATATTTATTCTTTACTAAGAATGAACCAGACATAGTTTTTTGTACATAGGCATTTGCTCTGTATGGTTCTATTGATGGTGAAGTGGTTCCACAAATAATTGAGCTAGATGCATTTGGTGCAATAGCTAATAGATGTGCGTTTCTCATACCAGTACCTTCCATGTCAGGAGCTTCACCTCTCTTAACAGCAAGTCTTTGTGATTCCGCAACAGCTTGTTCTTTAATAGTTTTAAATATTTTCATATTAATAGACTTAGCCAATGCAGATTCAAAAGGTATTCCTTTAGATTGTAAGTATGCATGAAAACCCATAGCACCTAAACCAAGACTACGTTCATTTGCAGCACTGAACCTTGCTCTAAATAATTGTTCAGGAGCATAGTCAATAAAATATTGTAATACATTATCTAAGAATCTAATTAAATCAGGAATAAATAAAGTATCATTTTTCCATTCATCATACTTTTCTAAGTTAACACTAGACAAACAACAAACGGCTGTTCTTGTTTCATTAGTAGGTAATGTTATTTCAGAACACAAATTAGAATGATGTACTTTTAATCCTAAATCTTTTTGTGTTTGGGGTAATCCTTCATTGATTGTATCAATAAAAGAAATGTAAGGCTCACCAGTATTAACTCTAACCTCTAATATTTTTAACCATAAATCTCTTGCTGATACTGAACGCACAATTTTTTTAGTATGTGGGTCAATCAAATTCCAAGTGTCATCATAGGTAGGTTCTTTAATACATTTATCAATCAACTCCATAAAATCATTTGTAATATTAATTCCA